TTGATCGCCTGAAATGTAAAATTTCGGGTGGTGCTAACTATGAACATCAGTTGTGGAACTATGGTCAAGATGTTATTAGAGTCTCGGGATTAAATAGGTATTGTCAATATGTTGAAGCCGTGTATAATGTGGACAAACGTTTTGTTTGTGCTAACAGATACATAGTGTTGTTGACACCCATTGGTCTTTGGGTGGGGTTGGGAGCTTTGATTGCTTCGCACCTCACGAGTGAGCCTCTTGTGCGATTGCATCCAAGTGTTAATAATCATTTGGTGCTTAATGTCGTGACTAAGGTTAGTCATAACATCAGCATAGGGAGGGTAAATGAATACACTTGTGCCACTATACCTGTCAATAGCTTTGATGCTTGTATGGGTTTGGTTCGTAATATGAAAACTGATATTGGTATCCCTAACATTATGCCCCTTATCGATAATAATCGAGAGTTGGCGATTTTGCTTATGGATTACTTTAGACAATTTGAAGGTGTGGCTAAACCTGATACGGTTTATCCTTTAGACAAAAGTGTGCGTCGTTATCAATTTTATCCTCGAGATTATGATAGTGATGCTAAACCATGTGTGAAAGCGTTTATGACGCCTTTGGTTCATGGAGCTTTTGCCCCTGATGATTGTGAGAATAACGACAAAGCTGCCATTCAGCAGCGTGTTGTTGAAGTTAAATCTGATGCTGATGAGAAAGATGCGCCTGCGCCACTTCTTGCAGCTATGCATGAATTTGTTGAATTATCCTTTCCTAAACATACTTTACATCCTAAAGAACTTGATGATGTGATTCTTGATGCTAAGAATCCACGGCAACGTTCTAAGTTAGTTGAAGCTATGTTAGATCTTGTACCCAAACGCATTATTAAGATGTTTATGAAGCATGAAACTTATAGTGATATTAAGGCTCCTAGGCCTATATCGCAAATAAACGCTAAGGATAGGCTTAGTTATGCTCGTTTTATGTCTGCACTTGCTAGTCTTGTAAAAGAGAAATGCAAATGGTATGCGTTTGGTAAGAATCCGCGTCAAATTGCTGAAGCCATTGTGGCTATCTGTTTGCCTGCTAAGTTAGTTGTTAAAACTGATTTTGGTAAATGGGATGGTAGGTTTTCACCTTTATTGCGGTTGTTTGAAAGGATGGTTCTTACCCATGTTTTTCATCCCCAATATCATGCTGAAGTTTTAGCTTTGCATGAAGCACAATATAATCTGCCTGCTGTTTCCAAGCATGGTGTCAAATATGAATTAGGAACCTCACGGGCCTCTGGGTCTTATGAGACAACGATATTCAACACCATTGGGAACGCTGGGATAAATTTTTGTGCCTTGCGACTTAGTTGTCGCAATGCTTTGGA